GAAAATCGCGCATGAGTCAAAATAACGCAACTTCTTTGCATTAATGGCGGAAAAGGCCCAATCAACCCGGCGCAAACGCGGATCACTCCTCAACCGGGCAGGCGAGATCGGGATGAGCGTCGAGTCGTTGCGCGTCTGGCAAAAGCTTGGCGTCGATGTCTTCGATGACGAGTCGATCCGCAAGTATCTGAGGCGAGCCAGGCAAATCCCGAGCAACATCCGCGACGATTTGAAGCCCAAGGTCGTGGCCGTCCAGATGCCGGAAGACCCAACGGACATCGACATCGAGACGATCATCCGGCAGCTCTCGGCAGTCACCGACAAGAGCCAGGCGCAGACCGTCAAGCTCCAGATCGACGGCCTGCTCAATGCCTACAAGCTACGCGAGGCGGCAGGCAAATACGTCTCGCGCGCCGTTGTCGAGGAAGCCTTGATCCGAATCGGCTCGGCGGTGAAGGCCGCGATCATGCGGATGGAGGCCGACCTGCCGCCGATGCTTGAAGGCATGGAACCAGCGGCGATGCAGCGCACCATCCGTGGCAAGGTTGACGAGGTCATGGCGACGCTTGCCGACGAGTCCTCGAAAGTCTGGGAGGTTGAAGACAATGGGTGACTGCTCTGGCTTGCTGGCATCGTTCCGCCGCGCGGTGCGTCCACCTGCTCGCCTATCACCGGCACAATGGGCGAGTGGTCGCGTCACGATCCAAGACGGTCTGACGCCGAAATACCAGATCGAGAATGCGCCGTGGCAGCGCGAGCCGCTCGATGCTATCGCCAATCCCGAGTGCAAGGAAGTGGTCTTCCTCGCGCCAATCGGCACGGGCAAGACCACCTTCATGGAGGCCGGACTGGCCTACATCGTCGCGGAAGATCCTGGCCCAACTCTGCTTGTCGGCCAGACAGACGATGATCTTAAGGACTGGGCCGAGACTCGGATGGATTGGGTGATCCGCAACACGCCAGATACTGCCGCGCTACTGCCCGAGGATCGCCACAAAAAGCGGAAGATGCAGATCCTCTTTCCGCACATGTCGCTTTTTTTGACCGGTGCCAATCTGAGCGGATTGCAATCCAAGTCGATGCGTCGCGTCTTCAACGACGAGGCGTGGCAATACAGACCCGGGATGCTGAACGAGGCGCGAGGCCGGCTCCACGACCGATGGAACCGCCAATTTTTCGTTCTCTCCCAAGCAGGCTGCAAAGGCGACGATCTCGACAAGGCTTGGGAGCAGACCGACAAGCGCGAGTTCTGCTTTGCCTGCCCGAGCTGTGGCACCGTCCAGCCTTGGAGGTGGTGCAACGTTGTGTTCAACGACGACGATTCTCTGTCCCTGCTAGAGCGCGCACAATCTGCACGCATCAAATGCGAGTCAGAGCAGTGCGATTGGACGTGCGGCGACAATCCGCAGCAACGTCGGGCGCTTGCTGAGGCATCAACCTACACGCCGACCGCGGTTGGACTCCCGGGCCATGTTGGATTCCATTACAACGTCTTGTGCAACTGGCGAAAGCCGCTTTGGGAAATCGTCTTGCTGTGGCTTGAATCGAAGGCGGCGATGAAGATTGGCAACCTCGATCCGATGCGCCAGTTCATTCAAAAGCGACTGGCTGAGCCGTGGGAAGAGGATCTGACAGACAATCGTGAAACACTCGTTGGAGACGGTTATTTGATGGCCGAGTTTGACGACGGCAGGAAGATCGAGAACGAGGCATTCCGATTCCTCACTGTGGACAAGCAGCGCGACCACTTCTGGGCTGTAATTCGCGCCTGGTGCCCGGACGGATCATCGAAGAAGCTTTACTTCGGGCGCATCGAGACCTTCGATCAGATCGCGGAACTGCAACGCCGATACGGCATCGACCCGAAGATGGTTTTTATCGATGCCCAGTACGAGACCGACATCGTTTATTCGTTCTGCGCGCAGCATAGTTGGACAGCCCTACACGGCTCGGGCAACAAGTCGTTTCCGTCTCGCAAGCCAAACGGCGACATCGTCCATCGTCCATTCTCGCGATTCTCCGAGGCACCAGCGACCAATGGCAAGCGAGCGCGCTATGCGTTCTGGTCGTCGGATCGGATCAAGGATATTCTGCACGCTCACCGAATCGGGAAGGCTGGCAAGTGGTCGATCCCAGATGACGCTTCGGAGGAATATCTGAAGCAGATCGACTCCGAGGCCAAGCGCGAGGTAGTCAACAGCAAGACCAAGCAGGCCGAATACCGATGGACCAAAGTCCGTCGAGCGAACCACGGATGGGACTGCGAAGCAATGCAGATCGTGGCCGCTCTCATGCTGCGACTGATCCCGGGCTTTGACGTTTGACATCCGCCGGAGGGCGATGGCGGCGAGCGTTTACCAAGTGGCCCGGAACCTTTTCGCGTGGGCGAAGGACAACGCCAAGCGCACTGCGCAAATCCAACAAGCGTTTGACGACTCGATGACGGGTGGCGCGCTCACCAAAGGGGGGCTTGATTCGATCACCAGTGCAACGAAGAACGGCGTGACCATGTCGAAGATGGTTGGGCTGAACGAGAACGATCGCCAGACCGCGCTGCGCCTTGCCGTTGAATGGCTTTCGCTTGGATATGCTCCATCGACCAGTCGGAGCATGGGCAGGTTTTGACATTCAACGATGAGCGATGGCCATCGTTGACGAGTTCGGACGTACGATCAATTACAAGGCAGCGCGTGCTGCCCAAAATAATGCGTACCGTCCATGGGAACCTGTCGAGCGCAAGGACATCAGCGATCTCGTTCCGGCGACTGATCGCAACACGCTGCAAAGCCACGCGCGCCGGATCTATCTCAACTTCGGGCCGATCAAGAACGCCATCAATCAGCGTTCGATGTACGCGGTCGGGCGCGCTTTCCTGCCGATATTCAGAGGCCGCAACAAGGACTGGGGCCGCACCGCAACTGACTGGCTTGTCGAGACGTTCTATCCAATCGGAGACACCCGTGGCGGAATGCACGATTTCCGCACAAACATGTTCACTTGGTCGTCGTCGATCGACGTGGACGGTGAAATCTTCATCCTGCTGACCGAGACCGAAAACGGATTCCCGCGCTACCAAGGGATTCCAAGCCACCGCATCGCGACGCCGCAGGGAGTTTCCGAAGGCCAGCGCATTCGTGGCGGCACAATCACGGACGGCATCGTCTATTACTCGACCGGCGCGCCAAAGGAATATGCATTCGTGGACAAGGACGGCAAGCTGTCCGAGTGGATCTTGGCGGAGAACATGATCCACCTGTTCGATCCCGAGTGGCAATATCAAGGCCGGGGACTGACCGCTCTCACGCATTGCATCAACGATTGCCGCGACATGATCCAGTCAACCGAATGGGAGCGTCTGGCAATGCTTCAGATGTCGTCGATCTCGCTGATTGAATACAACGAAAACGGCGGACCGGACATGGACGATCCGTTCACGACGCTTTCGCAAGTCGGCACGAATGGCAAATCGCTGACCGTAGAAAGCATGGACGGCGGCACTGTCCGATACTTCAAGAGCAATTCCGGCGGCAAGATCGAGACGCTCGTCAACAATCGGCCAGGGAATCCGTTCCTCGACTTCCACGATCGACTGCTCAAGTCTGCGTTTGCTGGTCTTCACTGGCCCTATGCGTTCTACAACGGCCACGGCGTCGGAGGCGGCACCGCCCAGCGCACCGAAATCGCGATGGCGCAACGCTCGATCGAGGATCGGCAGGATCTGCTGTTCTACGCAGCAAAGCGCATCGTCGGCTATGCCATCGCGAAGGCACAGAAACGCGGCGATCTGCCGGCGGATTCCGAATGGTGGCGATGGGAGTTCTCCACGCCGCCGAAGCTCACCATCGACGATGGCCGGGTGACGAAGGAGCTGGAGACAATGTGGAAGATGGGCGCGGCCAACATGCGCGACATCGTCTCGATGCGCGGCAAGACGCTCGAAAGCCACTTGGAGGAGCGCGCGGCAGAGATCGCGTTGCGTAAACTCGCGGCGATCGAGGCCGAGCAGATCTACGGAGTACGCATCTCCGACCGAGAGATGGCAATGCTCAATCCTAACGACCCAGTTGATATGGATTCGTCTCGCCGAGTCGATGACTCAAACGACGACGATGAAGACGACAATATCGACGACTCGCCAGACATCCGCCGCCGATAACCATCACCCGTCAATGGCTAGAATCAACGGCACCGAAATCGACCTGCGCGCCAACGAAGGCATGCGCGTCGAGGCACGCCGCTACCGCCAATGGAAGGCCGACGGTCGCCAAGGCGGGACAAGCATCGCCAGAGACAAGGCACGCCAGATCCTTTCCGGTCAGGACATCCCTGCCGACTGGGTTATCGAGATGTCCGCTTGGTTCGCGCGTCACGAAGTCGATAAGCAAGGTCAAGGATTTCGACAAGGCGAGGATGGATATCCATCCGCAGGTCGCGTCGCATGGGCAGCGTGGGGAGGCGATGCCGGTCATACATGGTCAAAACGCAAAGCCGAGCAGATCAAAGAACTAATAGAACAAGAACCATGAGCATCATTTCAATCGAGAACAAGTCTGGCAAGATCCGGCTCAAGGACGCAGTTGTGCAACCCGTGATGGCCGAGCTGATCGAGCAGATCGGGCGTCTTTTTGGTGCCAGCGCGGCACAATCCGGCGAGTACACCGGCGAGTTGACCAACTGCCTTGAAAACGCGGTCGATGAACTGGAGATCGAGATCCACAGCCCGGGCGGCTCGATCTTCGATGGATTCACTCTGTACAACGAACTGCTTGGCCTTCGCCAGCGTGGCGTGAAAGTCACCGCAACGATCAACACTTTGGCCGCGTCGATGGCATCTGTGATCGCCATGGCCGCCGATGTCATCCGCATCGTGCCCAATGGCCAGATCATGATCCACGAAGCACAGACCGGAGTCCGTGGAACTGCAGAGGATCTGCGCAAAGCTGCCGATCAAGCCGAGCGGATGAACGTCCAACTTGCCGAGATTTACAGCAAGCGCACCGGCATGGACGAAGACGAAGTGCGCGAGATGATGCGCGCCGAAACTTGGTTCGATGCCAAGTCTGCCATCGAGAAAAAGTTCGCCGACGAGATCGTCAGTTTTGACATCCCATCGAATGCGATGAGCATTCTCGCGAAACTTTTCCCCGGCAACGATCAAGTTGCTCAACTGGAAGCGCAAGTCGCCGAAAACGACACTCTGCGCGCTGAACTGATCGAGGCGCAGGCCAAGGTCAACGAGCTGACCGCTCTCGCCGAGGTCAACGCCAAGCTTCAAGCTGATCTGACCGAAGCGTCCGATAAAGCCACCGCGCTTGAGGCAAAGGTTTCCGAATTGGAAACTGTTGCCAGCACCTCGCAGGAAGTCGTCGCCGCGAAAGCCGCGGAACTGCTCGCAGCCCAAGGTCACTCCGGAGCTGTTGCGCTGGCCACCGAGTCCAATCAAGCCGCGCCGACTCTGCTCGACCAGTTCGCCGCGCTCAAAGGCGAAGAAGCCACCGCGTTCTTCAATCAAAACCGCACTGCAATCCTTGCCGAGCAAGGCCGCTACCGCGTCTGAACAATCACCCAATCCAACTAAACCACTATGGCTACCATTGCCCTCAACGACAAGATCTTCACCCAAGTCGCTCTCCAAGCGTTTGTGGCGAAGCTCGCTCCGCTCAACGCGTTTTCGCGTGATTTCTCGGCTGACACGTCCCGCAAAGGCGACGCCGTCATCGTGCCGCTGATCTCTGGCGTCACCGCGACCACCTTCAACAACAGCTACGAAGTCGGTGGCGGCGCGATTAACTTCGCAACCGTGACGATGGACAAGCACCGCATCGCTTCGGTTGACTTGACTGACGTTCAGGTCGCCAACAGCTCGGCGGCTGTCCTCGACAACCTTGCCATCCAAGCCGGTGAAGCCCTCGCCAAGATCGTCCTTCAGGACATCTTTTCGACCATCACCACCACCAACTTCGGTGCCGCTCTGCTCACCACCGCCGGTAGCAACTACACCCTGACCCAAATCGGCGCGCTCCGCAAGAAGATGGCCCAGAACGACGTGCCGACCGACCGCCTGTCGTTCATCGGTGACGCCGACATCTACACCGGCCTGCTCACCAGCTCCGGCGTTGCTCAAGCCCTCAACTACGGCGGTGCCGAAGCCGTGCGCGATGGCATGATTCCGAAGCTGCTCGGCGTGAACATCTTCGAGTCCAACGTCATCCCTGCCAACGGCCTCACCAAGCTCGGTGGCTTCATCGCTCACCCCGACGCGATTGCGCTGGCGATGCGCTACCTTGCCCCGCAAGCCCCAGGCGAATATCTCGCCGCCGAGCAAGTGGTGGCCAGCAATGGCATCTCGATGGGCTATCGCCGCCACTTCAACACGGCGACCGGCAAGCACTACGCGAACTTCGAGTGCTTGTTCGGCTTCACCCCGGCGCTGACTCTCGGTCTAGCACTCGTGACCGTTCCCGCCTAACTTAAATAGGCAGCCTAAACCCGCTCTGGCACACGCTGGAGCGGGTTTTTTCTTGCCATAATGCGCCATCTTGGCATTTTTGATCCGAAATGAAGCTGTCTTTGACCGTCATCACCGGGAATGCTGAACAATACATCGGTCGTTTCCTAGATCACTTTCAGCACCTAGCAGATGAAATCGTTGTCGTTCGGGCCTGCGGATACAACGAGCCGGACAACACGCTGCAAATCGCCAAGGAGCGCGGGTGCATCGTAGGAGAATACTTCAACGAGGAGATGAACAAGGGGTGGCCGCACGTTGACAACTTCTCGGCGGCTCGAAATAAGGCGGCGTCACTAGCCACCGGAGATTGGCTGGCATGGGCGGATACGGACGACATCATCAGCAAAGAGTCGTGCGAAGGCATGCGCGAGATGCTAGCGCAACTTGCAGACGACATTGACGTTGTCCTTTGTCCATACGAAGTTCCTGATGACGGGATCACGCACCACCGCGAGCGATTCTGGCGGAAAGGCAAGGCGAAATGGAAAAACCCGATCCACGAATGTCTTGAAGTCGAGAAGACTCAGAAGGCTGCGCGCTTCGATAACGTGGCCGTTGTCCACATGCCGATCGGGCCGCGCAAGGCTGAGAACAACGAGCGCAATCTGCGCATCCTTGAGCAAGTGCCGCTCGCCGATCGCACCGCGTCGCAGCTCTTCTACACGATGCAGGCCCAGCGATCCTGCGGCAACATTGAAGGCGCGATCGAATCTGCACAGGCACTTGCTGCCGCCGATGATGCCGGTCTTCCAGAACGCTATGAAGCCTTTATCTTCCTTGGTCAACTTGCTCCTGACCCTACAACTCGCGCGCAACTCTACCTTCAAGCTGTCGCCGTCGATCCTTCGCGCAGGGAAGCGTATGGGGAACTGTGCTTACTCTCGCTGGCGTCGAACCGATTCGACCAGGCACTTGCATGGAGCGATGCCATGTGGGGACTCAAGAAACCGCGCCATTGGTACTGGAACAGCCGCCGGAAGTTCCACTCATGGCTCGGCGTTCAACTCCGCGGAATGGCCCTCCGCGGCGCTGGAAGGCACGAGGAGGCATCCGCACTGGAGTTGAATCACTTCATTGAGAACGGAGCGAAGATCTCGCTGCTGCACGCCACACGCGGCAGGCCGAAGCAGGCGTGGCTTGCGCGCCAGTCGTGGTTGGACAAGGCAAAGAACGCCGATGCCATCGAGCATATCTTCGCGATTGACTATGACGACGAGATGGCCGGGCCTTTCGTCTGCTGCCGCCACGTCCAAAACAAGGGAGCCGGCCCGGTCGCCGCATGGAATGAGGCAGCAAAGGCATCGACCGGGAAGATCCTAGTTCAAATGTCCGACGACTTCGAGCCGCCAATGTATTGGGACGAGATGATCCTTGAGGCGATCGGCGACACCAGCAAGCCGAAGGTGCTGGCAGTCAGTGACGGCAACCGAAAGGATGATCTGCTGTGCATGGCGATCCTTACTCGCGCGCGCTACGAGCACCATGGATATCTATTCCATCCCGAGTTCTTCTCAATGTACTCTGACAACTGGTTCAGCGAGCGCGCGTTCAAAGATGGCGTTGTGATCGACGCGCGCGACAAGATTACATTTCAGCACAATCATCCGGCATTCGGCAAAGGCGAGATGGACGCAACTTATGCGCGAAGCAACGACGACTTCAACTATCTGACTGGCGCCGGCACTCTGGCGCGATTGCGAAATGGGTTGAAAGTGTCATCCGAAATGCACGGCTGGTTCGACTTCCGGAACGTCTATGCTCACGTTGCAAAGACTCTTCCAAAGGATGCTCGATTCGTTGAAGTCGGATCTTGGAAAGGCAAGTCCATCTCCTACCTGCGTGATTGCTTGGACGACCTCGGCAAGCGCGATGTCGAAGTGATCGCCGTTGACACCTTCGAAGGCGACAATGACACAGGAGCGCAGAACACCTTTGACGAGTTCAAAGCAAATATCGGATGCCGTGACATCAAGGTTATGCAAGTAGATTCGCTGCAAGCTGCCAGCACGTTCGAAGACGGATCGCTTGATGGCGTATTCATCGACGCCGCGCACGACTATGATTCCGTAAAGGCTGACATCGCAGCATGGCTTCCAAAGGTAAGCCAGATTGGATTCTTCGGTGGCCACGACATCGACGCTGGAGGCGTCCGCAAGGCCGTCGAGGAAGCCGGATTTCCTTGGATTCAAATCGGGCGATGCTGGATCAAACAACCAAAACCATGAGTGCAGGCAAAGGCGACAAACCAAGGCCGGTAGACGGCCAAAAATTCCGCAGCAATTACGACGACATCTTCCGAAAAAATGAGCAAGCCAATCCTATCAATCCTCACGCCGTCGATCCCGAGCCGAGCGGCCAGCGTTGCCAAGCTCCAACAGGAGATCAAGCGACAGACGAAGCATGACGGCACCGTCGAGCATCTCGTCTTCACCGACAACAAGGCGCGCTCGATCGGGCTCAAACGGCAGGCGTTGCTGGACATCGCTCGCGGCGACTACATCGCCTTTGTGGACGATGACGACGCGATCCTCGGCGGCTACGTCAACGCGATTTTGGATGCCGCCAAAGGCAAGCCGGATGTGATCACGTTCCGGCAGAGAGCGATCTACAACGGTCTGCAATCGGAAGTGGTCTTTGGCGTCTATCATCAAGACGAGCCGTTCGCGCCTGGTGGCATTACCAAGCGTGCGCCATGGCACATCTGCGCGTGGCGTCGGGAGGCTGTCGCACAGTGTCTTTTCGGTGACAGCAATTATGGCGAGGATCTCGTTTGGGCGAAGCAGGCGCGCCGCATGATTCAAACGAGCGTTCACATTGACCAGTTGCTCCACGAGTACAAGCACGACGCCGCCACGACCGAGGCACCGGAAGGTTGACATCGCCGCGAGGATGTGAGCATTCTCAATGATTTCTTGCTGTCCGGGAACGACGAGATGGACGGCATCTTCGGCACCGTCACGATGGTCTGCGATGGCCAGACGTTTTCCGTCGTGGAGAACGACAGCCGGAAGTCATACGAAGGTGCGCTGGGCGGCCTTGAGAGCGACATCTCGATGATCGTGACCGCGCAGCCTGCGGATGTGACAAATCCGCGATCTCTCCTCCAAAAACGCTGCACAGTGGATGGCGTGGCCTACCGCGTGGCCGAGGTGGTCACCGGCAAGATCGCAATCCACTTCACGCTCACCGACGCGAACGACAGCCGATGATCAAGGTGACCATTGATCAGCGATCGCTGGAGAACTTCCGGCATGGCCTTGAGCTTTACAAGGAGCAAGTCGGAAAGACGCAGCGCGAGGCCACGATAGAGCTTGCGCGCGCTGTCAGCAAGGAGCTTGCCATCAAGATCCAACCTTTCGGCGTTAGCGCGAAGGCCGGTAAGAAGTTTGAAGGATCAATCCAGAAGCAGGTCTGGCGTGCCATCAAAAATTCGCAGGTAGAAGGACGTGCTGAAACGATCCAGCAGGCACATGCGAACAGGCGGAACAGCAATGGACAGGTTCCACGTGACATCATCACTCGCTCACAATATCGAAAATCGCCATACGAGGCTGACAATGTTCGCGAGTATGCGGTCAAAAAGTCAAGAAACGCTGGATTGCTCAAAGGCGCATGGATTGCTGCCGGACAGGCGCTTACCGGAAAGCCAATCAGCGGGGTCGGCAAATGGGTGAAGCGCCATGCGAACAAAAATGGATCCGCTCGCGTTTCATCAGACCCAACAACTTCGACGGTCTACATCACAAATGAACTGGACTACGTTAGGAAGGCGCAGCGAGACCAGTACATAAACAACGCGATTCGTACGGCCTACCGCAAGCAATACGCACGCATGCGAATCGAAGCTAGGAGAACACTCGACAAGACCATCTGACCATGACCACCCAAGAACTTCTCAAAGACCGAATCAAGGCGCGTATCACGACCGTTCTAGTTGGCGAGTCCGTGACGATCGTTGACGGCACGCAGACCGCAGAGATCAGCCTGCCAACGATTGCCGTTGATGTCTCGTCGTCCGAAGCGCATTCGGTGGCGATGGCCAAAGTGCAACGCGTCGGCATGGAGATCACGCTGCGGCGGCACGCTGGAGACACATCCAGCGCAACGTGGACTGACAAGCTGGAAACCGCGCTAAACAATCCGACAAACATCAAGGCACTGTCTACCGCGTCGATCCAGATTGACCATTGGCTTTACGGCGGCAACGATCAGACATTCGATGAGTCCACCGTCGAAACGAAGTACACCGGCGAGGCACTGGCCTACCTGCTTTGACATCCGCGAAGGATTGTTATGGCAACCGCTTTCGGGACTTCCGCAACCTTCGGCCTCGTAACCGAGACCGGCATCATCACCGACTCGATCGGCTATTCCTATTCGCAGGAAAGCAAGGTCGTCCGCAATGGCACCGGTGATGTGACCGGCAAGACCTATTACGACGAGCGGGCCGAAGTCACGATCTCCGGTTTCATTCCGACGAGTTCTCCGTTTGCTGGCACCATGGCCGCGACCGTCTCGCTCGTGACCGCCATCCCCGACTATTTCAAGGGCAGCGCTGGCGCATCGACCATCATCGAGTCCGTGAGCCGTACTCATTCAAACGAGGACTATCAAAGGATCGAGATCACCGCGATGAATCACCCGGCACTGGCGTAACTCGCCAGTCAGTGACAACGAAATGAAATGAAGTCGATCGTTCCGCGATTCGAGATTACACCGCTGGACAGTATGGACGCTTACACGGCGTCCCCGAAACTTGCCGCGACGATCTACGCATTCGATGTCCCGCTGAATCCGCACAATCCGTGGACGACGAGCGCAGGCGATGGCATCAATGGTGTTCGCGTTGTCTGGCACTTCCAGCAGACCGACGTCGCCGGGAACTCTCCTGGCGCGATCATCAAGCGATGGCACAACGATGAGTGGCTGGCGTGCAATCCGAACCACCCGCTTTCCATCTGCAAGGAAGCATTCGCTTGCCATGATCGACTCATCGACAGCATCGAGCGACTGAGCGGCAGGCAACACGCTGGGGCCGGCTGTTTAATCACAAACACGCGGAAGGCTGCCGTCCTGTCCGCGCTCGGCCACCAGATGATCGGCTGGCGCAAGAACCCTCAAGTGACCACTTGGGTGTTCCATGAATCCGCTGCCGCAGACGCCGCGCTTTACGACGACGAACGGCTATTCGCGAGACTGCCAGACGCAAACATCAGCTACGCAAAGGCTGCGATCATCGGCCATGAGAACATGGTGAAGGTCATCAAACAGATCCAATTCGCCCGGGTCGAACACCGTGGCCGCGTGGCGTTAATTGGCCGAGACATGCAGAAACGCCAGATCGACGCACTCGAAAAGATCCTTTTCCGAAAATGAACACCGAACTAAATGAAGCATGGACAGACGAGCCGCCGACGATCTCGACGGGTGAGAAGATGCTGACGTATTCGCAGCGGGTGGCCACGATGGTCAACCGCGCGATCCAGAAGTGCGGCGATGATTCCGACGCCATCGCCATCGCAGCCTTCGTAGCAGTTAGCAAAGGCATCTCGCGCCCGACGCTGCAAGAGCTGGAAGACATCATTTTCGAGATCACCGACGAGGACTTCGATGCCGTCGTTTCCTACCTGTCCCGGGTGATAGACCGCCGCGCCAGAGCTGCCGTGGAGGTGGCCGACGAGCCGGGAAAGTAATACCAAGCACCGGCGACCTGGCGGAGGAATCCGCTGCGCTCGTCGATCTTCTGGCGTCCGAATATGGATGGGAACCCGATGCGATCTTGAACATGCCAATCGACCAGACGCCGCAGTTGATCCATGCGATCTTGACCCGCAAGGGCGTGAAGGTCTACCGCACGACGCCGGATGTCGAGCGCACTCAGCAAAGCCTTTGCGACCGTATCAAATCAATCTTTGACTCAATCGAATAAACGATGGCAGCAGGACTGACGGTTAAGATTAGAGGTGACGCTTCGCACTTCGATAAGACGCTGAAGAGCGTCAAGGGCGGGCTGTCTTCGATCAAGACGCCACTTGCTGCAGTCGCTGCTGGAGCTGCCGCAGTAGGTGCTGCCATCGGTGCTGCTGCTTTCGGCGCGTACAAGCTGACCGAATCGTTGATCGACGCTGGCGAGGCGGCGCGAAAGGAGGACGCGATCCTTGGCAACGTGGTCAAAAGCATGGGCTTGTTCGGAACAGGTGCCGACAAGATCACCGAAAAGATGATCAAGTATGCGGATGCGACCGAACTAGCCACCGGTCTCGATGCTGGCATCATCAAATCGACGCAGGCCAAGCTTTCCACTTTCGAGGAAGTCGCGAAGACCGCAGGCGATGTCGGAGGCGCATTCGACCGGGCGACCAAGGCCGCGCTTGATATGTCCATCGTCTTCGGCGGCGATGCCAGCCA